TAGATGTAATGCCTTGCACACAAGAACAACAAAATAAAATTACACCCTATTTAGTAAAAGCATTAGATGCTTATCAAACAAAACATACTTGGCCAGGAGACAAGACTCAAGGACCATGGCTTACAAAGTTTAGTCCTATACGATTTAATAAGTATGAGGTAGGTACTATGATGAGGATACACTATGACCACATTCACAGTATATTTGATGGTAAAATGAAAGGGGTGCCATTAGTATCTATTGTAGCAAACCTTAATGAAAACTACGAAGGGTCAGAATTCTATTGCAGAGACAAAGAAATTAAGTTAAAAACAGGCGATATACTTTTATTTCCGTCAAACTATATGTATCCACACGAAGTAAAAGAAGCAACTAAAGGCACTAGATATTCATTTGTAAGCTGGGCCTTTTAGTAATATAAGGACTATATGCTACAAAAGGTACAATTTGCACCAGGATTTAATAAACAAGTAACCGCAACCGGTGGCGAAGGCCAATGGGTTGAAGGTGATAATGTTAGGTTTAGATATGGTTATCCAGAAAAAATAGGTGGTTGGGCACAATTAGGTTCTACAAGTTTAACTGGTAGAAACACTGCAATACACCATTTTGTAAATACAGCAGGAATTAAATTTGCAGCATTAGGTACTAATAGAATATTATATGCTTATTCTGGTGGTATTTTTTATGACATACATCCAATTAAAGCTACTACAACTTTAACATCAGCTTTTACAACAACTAATGGATCTGCAGTTGTAACACTAACTTTTTCATCAGCACACAATATAAATAAAAGTGATGTAATATTATTAGATAGTTTTACAAGTATTACTAATTCTAATTTTGGATCTGGTGATTTTACAGATATAAAATTTATGGTAACAGATATACCAACTGATACTACTTTAACTATTACTATGCCTTCTAACGAAAGTGGTTCTGGAGCAACCACTTCTGGTGGTATTAGAGTACAACATTATTATCCAGTTGGACCAGCAGTTGAGGTTGCATCTACTGGTTGGGGCCTTGGATCATGGGGTGGTGTAGCACAAGGACAGTTTACATCAACACTATCATCAGGAATAAATGCATCAGTTACATCATTAACTATGGCTAGTTCAACATCGTTTCCATCATCAGGTACAGTACAAATTGGTTCTGAGTTAATTACATATACCGGTAATAGTGGTGGTACATTATCAGGATTAACAAGAGGTGCAACAGGAACTACGGCAGCGATACACTCAAGTGGTGCAACAGTTACAGATGCATCAAACTTTTTTGCATGGAACGCTGCAGCATCAGGTGACATTGTAACAGATCCTGGTTTATGGTCTTTAGACAATTTAGGTAATAGTTTAGTTGCAACTATATTTAATGGTGAAAGTTTTACATGGGATTCAGATGCAAATAATGCTACAAGCACAAGAGCAGCAATTGCAAGTGGTGCACCAACTGCATCACGTGATATGTTAGTATCAACACCCGATCGTCACTTAATTTTTTTTGGTACAGAAACAACTATAGGAACCAAATCTACACAAGACGAAATGTTTATAAGATTTTCTTCTCAAGAAGATATTACAGACTACACACCTACAGCAACTAACAGTGCTGGTACACAGAGACTGGCCGATGGATCACGGATCGTTGGCGCACTAAGAGGTAGAAATGCAATTTACGTTTGGACAGATACAGCATTATTTATTATGCGATTTGTTGGAGCACCTTTTACATTTGCTTTTGAACAAGTTGGTACTAACTGTGGATTGATTGGTAAGAATGCTTGTGTTGAAGTTGATGGTACTGCTTATTGGATGTCAGAAAATGGTTTTTTTAGATATGGTGGACAACTAGAATCTTTACCTTGTTTAGTAGAAGACCATGTTTTTGATGACATAAATACAATTCCTAAACAACACATTAATGCAGGACTTAATAATTTGTTTGGTGAGATTAGTTGGTTTTATCCTAACTCAGGATCTAATGTAGTTAACAGAGTTGTAACTTATAATTACATAGAATCGTCACCACAAAGACCTATATGGACTACAGGCACACTAGATAGAACAGCTTGGTCTGACTCTGCTATATTCGGTAAACCACACGCATCACAGTATGATGCTAATACTAATGTAGCAAGTACAAGTTCAACATATGTGCAAGGTAATACAGATGGATCATCGATATATTATGAACATGAAAAAGGATTAGATCAAATAAAAGAAGGTGCAACTTCTGCAATTACTGCTAATATACAATCTGGAGATTTTGATATAGGACTAACACAAGATGGCGGAGCGTCACTAAAAGGTGATGGTGAATTTATGATGAAAATTAGAAGAGTATTACCAGACTTTCTATCACAAACAGGTGATACAAGAATTACATTAAACCTTAAAGATTTTCCAAACGACACAGCAGCAAGTTCATCACTTGGTCCGTTTACAGTTACAAGTGGTACACAAAAAATAGACACACGTGCTAGAGCTAGATCAATATCGTTAAAAGTAGACAACACAAGTACAAGTCAGTTTTGGAAACTAGGTACATTTAGAATAGATATACAACCGGATGGTAGACGATAATGGCTTTACCTCCTTATGATTTTTTAACTTCAGCTCCTACAGATCAACTTGGAACTGGTTTAGGAAAAGATTTTGATTATTTAAGTGCGTACAGATCAGGTCAAGGAATTAGAAATGATGTAGATTATTCTAATCAACCTATGATGGCAGTAATGCCTCCACCATTTACTATTGGTGATAACCCTGATGTTATTAGTGACATGAATTTACCTGACTACTATAATTTTCAAAAATACATGCGTGAAAGAGGTGCTGCAGATTTAATAAATCCACAAAATCAAATTCCTGTTAAAGATGTTGGTAATGATTCAAAAGGTATAGGAGAAATAATACTTCCTCCAATAGCCGGCGGTGGTGACGGTGGCGGTGGCGGTGTTGAAGGTCCTATAAATTATAATAATCTTATAGTTAGAGATCAAAGCACAGGCACTGGTATTGATTTTATTGATAGACCTCTTCCTCAAGATTTAAGAACTAATACAATTGAAAGTTTAAGAAAACAATTTAATGAAAATAAAGCACTACAAGCTAGGTTTGATAGTTTTGAAGATTATATAAAACAAAGTTATCCACAAGGTTTAGAACCACAAAAAACAGGTATTCTACAAGGATTAAAAACTAAAGGCAACGCACTACTAGACTTTATAAACAAAGGTGGAGTTATAGGTAATTTAGCAGAAAAACTTTTACCTGAAATGGACCCTAGACAAAAAGCATTAAGAGATTTTTACGGTGACAATTTTGGCTTAACAAGTTCTGGCAGTGTTGCTAGTGGTATTATGAAAAATTATAACCCTGTATCAGGTGGTTTCTTAAATATGATATCAGGTGGTAAATTTGGTGATGAAACACAATATGGTTTAGGAGAAGCTATAGATAAAAGAATGGGTAATATAAAAGATATGTTAGGTAGTAAATATGGCTACAGTTATACAAATGATAGTCAAATGTATAAAGACATGATAGCTGGTAAAATTGGAAAATACGGTATTAAAGGACATACTTCTGCAGCTGAAAATTATTTTAAATTAAAATCATTAAAAGAAAAAGAAAAAATAGCATTACAAGCACAAGAAAAAATAAAAGCAAATAAAGAAGCTGAAGCTGATAAAATATATAAAGAAAAATTAAAAGCAGATGCAATTACTATGGCGGCAAATACAAAAAATCCGGATGGAAGTACAGCAGAATACAATTATGCTGGTAGAGATAATAAACAAGGCACACATACTTCAACTAAAACTAAAGAGGAAGCCGCAACTAATCGAGAATCAGGAAGAGGTAATTATAATAGTTCCAGTACTAAAGGCACTAACACTAGTGCATCTAAATCAAGTAAAAGTTCTAGTAGTAAAGGAACAAATCAAGGATACTCACAACATTTTAGAGACGGAGGCATTGTTACTTTATAATGGCTAGAATTACACAGGTACTTACACACCCGAATAAAGAATACAAACAATCTGTAGCAGAGTCTTTGAACAGAGATCTGTCTGCTGTGATACAAAAATTAAACTCAACATATCAACAGGATTTAAAGGATGAGATAGAAGCCTTTAATTATTTTTTAAACTAATGGCTAACTCATTTGTAAACAAAAAAGTAGATCTAACTAGCACGTCAGCTACAACCTTATATACAGTGCCATCAGCTACAACTGCTGTAATTAAATCTATATTAGTATCAGAAGATTCTGGTAACGCGGACACTATAACAGTTACTATTACAGACACAGCTAGTGCTATATTTAGCTTGTTTAAAACTAAATCAATATCTGCTAATGGGACCACGGAACTATTATCAGGACCATTGGTAGTAGAAGAGAGTGAAATTGTAAAAGTAACAGCTGCAACAGCAAATAGATTACATGTAGTGTTATCTGCCTTAGAAATTAAACCAAGAGAAGTTACATCATAGGTTGATTTATGGCTACAAACAAAGTATTATTAACAATTCAGGTTAAATTCCTGCCTCTAACAAATCAATATAAAAAATTATGATAGATCAAGAAGGAATTAAATCGCTAGAAAAAGGTGCTGACAATATCAGGCTTACTGGTAGTGAAGGTGCAAGTTCACCAGCACAAGAAATTATAAAAGCAGGCATACCTAAAGACATGACAATGGATCAAGCCTTTGAGGTATTCATGCAATCAGAAGGTCGTCCACCAAAAGACATACCAGAGTTATTAGAATTTTTTAAAAGCAGAACTTTATCAGAAGGACCTGTATTACCAAACGATCCAACAGAACCAGTTAATCCTTTTGGTCCTAAACCAATAGGACCACCATTACCCGACAGAGAGATGGCTGCATTTGGTGGTATCATGGGTCTTGATCAAAGAAGACAGTACGGCATAGGTAGTAGTTTTAAAAAAGCATTTAACAAAGTTACAAAACCTTTTGTTAAAGTATCACAAAAATTAATGCCAAAAGAATTAGCAGGTATTGCACAAATGGCTGCACCGTTTGCTGGTCCTATTTATGGACCATTATTAATGGCAGCAGGTCAAGCAAAACAAAAAGGTAGAATTAGCCCAACTGCATTAGCAATGTCAATGTTGCCTTACACAAAATTTGCAGGTGGTGAAGGCATAGGTCAATTTAAACCTACGGGTTATGGTAGTATGGGTGAAGGTCAAAGTTTAAGAAATATATTTTTAAGAGGAGAGT